ACCAGTCTGCACTCAACAGGCTGCGCATCACGGACAAGGGCAAGCATCTAAACGCTCGTTTGGGCTCTGTGACGCCCTATTGCCACTACCGCATCAACGGAACGGTCACCGGTCGTCTTGCTGGCGAGCCAAACACCTTCCCGATCATGACATTGAACAAGGACTTTCGCCACATTGTCCAGCCAACCAACGACTGGTTCGTTGAACTGGACTTCAACGCTGCGGAACTGCGGACGCTAATGGCCCTGGGAGGCTCTACACCACCCCTAGAAGACATCCACGAGTGGAATGCGCGTAATCTATTTAACAAGGGCACGACACGCGGAGAAGCCAAACTGGGGCTGCTCTCGTGGCTTTACGATGAGAATAAAACAAATGAAAGGTTTGCGGCTGTTTATGATCGCGACGCTGTTCGCTCCAAGTTTTGGAATAACGGCGAGGTAAAGACGATCTTTGGCCGGACTATTCCTGCTGATCGTTCTCATGCGCTAAACTACATCGTCCAAAGCACCACTGCTGACCTTGTTCTTCGCCAGGCTATCAAGGTAAACGAGGCGATGGAGGGCTTGGAAAGTTTTATTGCTTTCATCATCCACGACAGCATCGTTCTTGACATGAAGGAAGGCGAGAGACATAAGATCCCAGAGTTGCTAAAGGTTTTCAGCGACACTGATCTCGGCAAGTTTCTTGTCAATGTGCGCGCTGGCTTTAACTTTGGCGAGATGAAGGAGATCAACCTGTGAATATCATTGGTCTTGGAAAGGCTGGTTGTACTATTGCGGAGTGTTTTTCAAAATACCCGCAGTATAAAACTTTCTACATTGACCTTGGCAGGCGAGGCGAGAACAACTATACTATAGAGAAGCAGCAAGGGCCAGAGCAGTATGAACAAAATGCACCTGACCTAAAGAAATTCCTTGACTCAGCCGAAGGAGCATGCTATATTGTTATAGGTGGCTCGGGAGACATCTCAGCAATGTCGCTCCGAGTGATGGAAGCGATAAAGGACAAAAAGAGGATAAGCGTCGTTTACATCCAGCCTGACCGTTCGCTCTTAAGCGAGCGTAAAAAGAAGCACGAGCGCGTAACATTCAACGTGCTCCAGCAATACGCAAGGTCAGGCGCGATAGAACGCATTTACCTTATTTCAAACAATGCAGTTGAGGCCGTTATCGGCGAAGTTCCGATCATCGGCTACTATGACAAGTTGAACGAGGTTATCGTTTCAACACTCCACATGATAAATGTGTGCAAGAACCAAGAACCAGTCATGGGCGGGCTAGAAGAGCCAGGAGAAACCCGCCGAATCTCAACAGTTGGGATTTATGACTTCGAAAAGGACGAAGAAAAGTTATTCTTTTCGCTTGACAACGCACGGGAATCATGCTACATTTATTGTGTTGGAGGCAAGAGGTTGCGAGAGGATGGCTCTTTACACAAGACCATCGTTTCACAAATGACAGGAAAGATCACTGATGAAACAAAAACAGTTTCCTATGGTGTTTTTCCTACCAACTATGAGACGGACTACGGATACCTTTTGATCCACAGTTCAATGATACAGAACCAGTAGGGCTGGGACATTTGCCAGCCTTTCTTTAACCATCTAAACAGGAGAAAACAAAATGGGTATCAATCTAGACAAGATGCGTGCAAAGCTTGACGCACTTCACAACAAGGGCAAGAAGGAGTCACCTTTCTGGCGCCCCGAGGATGGTGAGCAGACCATCCGAATCGTTCCAACCCCTGACGGCGATCCGTTCAAGGAGTTTTGGTTCCACTATAACCTGGGTAAGAACCCTGGTTTCCTAAGCCCGAAGCGCAACTTTGGCATTGACGACCCACTGAACGACTTTGTTCGTCAGCTTTTCCAGGCAGGAGACGAGGCCAGCATCAAGCAGGCCAAGGATCTCATGGCAAAGCAGCGTTTCTTTGCTCCTGTCCTCGTCCGAGGCGAGGAGGAGAAGGGTGTCCGCATCTGGGGCTTTGGAAAGCGCGCTTACGAGCAGCTTCTTCAGCTTGTTCTTAACCCAGAGTATGGCGACATTACCGATGTTGAGACGGGGACTGACCTCGTTATCACCTACGGAAAGCCGCCAGGAGCCCAGTTCCCACAGACCGGTATCACTCCCCGCCGTCGTTCAAGTCCTCTCTGCGATGATGCAGTTGGCGGGCCTGACCGATGCGCAGAGTTGCTCGACAACATTCCTAACTTCGATGATCTTTTCCCACGGAAGACCCCACAGGAGATTCAGGTTATGCTTGATGAGTGGCTCGCTGGCGAGGATTCGGCAGGTGACGATGTTGTAAAGTACGACAGTAATAACACCACTTCAAGCGTTGACAGCGCTTTTAATGACTTGATGAGTGCATAAAAAGGAGAAATTCATCCATGTTCAGTAATCTATTTGGTCGCTTATGTGTTTCCACGATGGGAGCATTCCTACTTCTTGGCTGTAACCCAGACAAGGACGACAGTGGCGACACCGGTTCAGAGACAACCACCACGGAGCCAACGGAGACCACGACTCCTCCAACAACTCCCCCCACCACGGTTCCCACAGGCACCACTGGTGAGACAGGTGACACTGGCAGCGCGGACACTGGCGCTTCTTCAGCCACCTAAGTTCTGAATCAACCGCAGGGGGGCATGGGTTACAGATGCCCCGCATTTTTTTAGGAGGAACTATGACAGAAAACATTAACTTTAGCAACAGGAACGTTGCTTTTATCTCGGTTGCCGTAGCCGCAATCTTTGCTGGCATCGTAAGCATGACATTTGTTAACACGGAGCCGACCGCAAACGAGGTTGCAAACACGGAGGTAGATGTTGCAAACGACATCGAGACGATCGAGGTTGTCGCAGAGCCAAATGTTGATGATGACACTTTTGGCGAGGCTAACAACATTATGACTGACAACCACGAGCATTGAGATAATGCCAAAGAGGACAAAGGCAAAGGCAGGTAAGCTTTCTATTGCTGACATGCGAAAGCTCGTCAACAAGAAGGCAGGCATAACAGTTGCCCATGATTTGGGTGGGTCAAACCCAACAGAAGTAAAAGAGTGGATCCCAACAGGTTCACGCTGGCTAAACTCCATCATTTGTCGTGGAAAGTATGCTGGCATTCCAGTTGGAAAGATTTCAGAGATCGCCGGTCTTTCAGCCTCTGGTAAGTCCTATATGGCAGCCCAGGTCGCAGCAAATGCCCAGAAGATGGGCATTGATGTCGTCTATTTTGACTCGGAGTCAGCCATTGACCCTGAGTTCTTGGCAAATGCCGGATGTGATGTAGAAAATCTACTTTATATTCAGGCATCGTCAGTTGAGTTTGTTTTGGAAACAATTGAAGAACTCCTAGCAGGAAACGAGAACCGAATGCTGTTTATTTGGGACTCTCTGGCTATGACGCCTTCTAACACCGACATTGAGGGCGATTTCAACCCGCTTTCAAGCATGGCTGTTAAGCCACGCATTTTGTCAAAGGGTTTCGCAAAACTGACCGTCCCTATTGCTAATTCACAGTCCACGCTTCTTATTCTGAACCAGTTGAAGACGAACATTACCTCAAACATTGCAGAAGCAAGGTTAGAGCCGTATTTCACCCCAGGTGGCAAGGCAGCCATTTATGCCTATTCCCTTCGCATCTGGCTAACTGCCCGTAGAGGCAAGTCAAGCTACATTTACGATGACAAGGGTTTCCGGGTCGGCACCGAGGTAAAGGCGAAGATTAAGAAGTCCCGTTTCGGATCTGACGGTCGAGAATGCACATTCAAGATCGTTTGGGCCGGGGATGATGTTAAAATCCAAGACGAGGAGTCGTGGCTTGAGGCTATCAAAAGCTCCAAGCATCTCACGAATGCCGGCGCTTGGTGGACTTTGCATTACGCAGATGGAAAAACCGAAAAGTTCCAGTCGGCTAACTGGTTGGAGAAGTTGAAGAACGACACTTTCCGAGAAAGAGTTTTCCAACTCATGGAAGAAGAGGTCATTCTCCGCTTTGAAAAGAAGGAAGTCGACGCCAAGGAGTTTTACGACATAGACGGCGAAGAATCATAAAAGGTTCTGCTTGACTTTGGTGCCCCAACACCCTACAATAAGAGTGTTGGGGCATTCTTGTATGAAGATTAAGGGACGCCATAGGCGCTATGTTGACCTGGCTCGACGTCTTGCGGAGGGTTCTACCTATTCGCTACACAGGCACGGAGCCGTCTTGGTAAAGGGCGGAAGCGTCCTAAACTGGTCGGCAAATCAAAACAAGGTTCAGAGATGGGCACAGCGTTTTCGGGCTCACGGCTGCGGACACGCAACCCACCATGCTGAACTTGGTGCCATTCTTGGCGTTGCGAGAGACAAGACCCGAGGTTCAGACATCTATGTTGTCAGGATCAGCAAAAAGGGTTCCCTTCTTCTTTCAAAGCCTTGTCCCATGTGCGAAGATGTTCTTCGTCATGTCGGTGTCAAAAGGGTATTCTACTCTGTTGACGACCAGACGATCGAGTGTTATAAACTATAGACAGACATTGGGGGTAAAATGAATCGAGTCGTGGTGATTGATGCGCTTAACATGTTCATCCGAAACTACATTGTAAATGGGATGATCTCCACTAATGGCAACCCTGTTGGTGGTGCCGTTGGCTTTCTAAATTCCTTGAAGAAGATCATGCGAGAGTCAAACCCAGACCAAGTTATTATTGCTTGGGATGGTGCTGGTGGCTCGCAGAAGCGTCGTCAGACCGTCAAGGAGTATAAGCAGGGCCGCAAGCCTCTCCGTAAGAACTACGAGGTTGAGGGCATGTCAGAGCAGTCCCAGAAGGAAAATATGGTTTGGCAGCAGCAGATCCTTATGGAGATGCTGAACGAAATGCCGATCATCCAACTTGTGCTCGATAAGGTCGAGGCAGACGACATTATTGCTGCTGTTGTCCAGTCTCCCCGCTACAAGGGTTGGCAAAAGGTTATTGTGTCCTCCGATAAGGACTTCCTGCAACTTTTGGACAGCGAAACTGTCCTTTACCGACCCATCCAAAAGAAGGCTTGGACGAAGAAGACGGTCATTGACGAGTATGGCATCTCCCCAGAGAACTTTGTCATTGCCCGTGCTATTGCCGGCGACAAGTCCGATAACCTCGCAGGCATTCAAGGTGCAGGTCTAAAGACCATTTCCAAGCGCCTCTCATTTCTTTGCGAAGACAAGATGCACACGCTTGCTGATGTAAGGCAGTTCTGCGAGGACACAAACGCAAAGGTCAAGTTTTATTCCAATGTTGTTGAAGGCTGGGACACGGTGGAAACTAATTACAAGGTCATGAACTTGACACCACCCAGCATTTCGGTGCAGGGCCGGCACAAGATCAACTATGCCCTCGAAAACTTCCAACTTGAACTAAACGCCACTGGTCTCAAGAAGGCATCGGTCAGTCATGGCTTTGGCTCTTACAACTGGGTGGAGATGCTCACGATTTTCCGTGGCATGATCGAAAAGAGTAAGCAAAGTGCTTGACAGACGCCCCAAGGTGGGCTACATTCAAAAGACGGGGGACAGTGATTTGGAGAAGAAGCAGAAGCCGAGTTTCAGCAAGTTTGGCAAGGATTTTCAGGAAACGCTATGTCAGATGATTTTGCTGGATCGCCCTTTTGCTGACCAGATCATGGAGGTTTTGGACATCAACTTTTTGGAACTCCACTACCTCCGCGTCTTTGTTCGCAAGGTCTTTGAGTATCGGGAGAAGTATAATGTTCACCCGACTTATAAGATCATGATTTCTATTATTCGTGCCGAGATCGGGGACGAGAATGCAGCAACCCAGCAGCAGTTGAGAAACTACTTTGCTCGCATTCACGATTCCGTCGTTAGCGGCTCTGAATATGTGAAGAAGACAGCACTTGACTTTTGCCGCAAGCAGAAGTTGAAGGAAGCGATGATCAGGTCGGTAAAACTGCTTGAACGCTCTTCGTTTGACGAGATCTCCAAGGTCATCAACGATGCGATCAAGTTGGGCGACTACTCTGATCATGGCTATGACTATGTAAAAGACTTTGAGAAGCGTTTTGAGATCAAGGCCCGAAACCCGATTACAACAGGGTGGAAGGAGATCGATGATATTTGTAAGGGTGGTCTTGGTAAGGCAGAACTTGGCGTTGTTATTGCCCCCACAGGCGCCGGTAAGTCAATGGTTCTCGTTCACTTGGGAGCCCAGGCGATCAAGCACGGCAAGACAGTGGTTCATTACACACTTGAACTTGCTGATACCGTCGTGGCTGGTCGTTATGACTCCTGTCTTACCAAGATCCCCCTTTCCCAGATGCATTCTTTCAAGGAAGAGATTTATGAACAGGTTCAAGATCTTGAGGGAGTGCTTCTCGTAAAGGAATACCCCACAAAGTCAGCATCTACGCGGACTATCCGTTCTCACCTTGAGAAACTGAAGATGAAGGATATAAACCCTGATATGGTCATCGTTGACTATGCAGATCTTTTGCGACCAGTTTCTATTGGAAGAGAGAAAAGACATGAACTCGAATCTATTTATGAAGAGTTGCGTGGTCTGGCAAAGGAGTTTGAATGCTCTTTCTGGACCGCCTCTCAAACGAACAGGTCGGGACTCAATGCAGAAGTTATCACAATGGAATCCATCTCCGAGGCATTCAACAAGTGCTTTGTGTCCGACTTCATTTTTTCGCTTTCGAGAACGGTAGAAGATAAGCAAAACAATACGGGAAGGTTTTTTGTTGCTAAAAACAGGAACGGTCCTGATGGAATCGTATTCCCTGTCAAAATGCACACATCAAATGTAAGTATTGAAGTTATCAAACCAACAGATGCAGAAGCCACAACTATTTCTGCCAAAGATCAAAGTGAGATTCTGAAAGAAAAGTACAAGAAGTTTAGGAAAGAACAAAAGCAACAAAAAGAAGGAGCAAAGTAAACCATGGATCTATCAACAGAAATACTTTCAGACATCACTGTGCACATGAAGTATGCCAAGTATGTGCCAGAACTATATCGACGCGAGACCTTCAAGGAGATCGTCGATCGAAACAAGGCAATGCACGTAAAGAGATATCCTCACCTTGAGGACGAAATCAACGCAGTTTACGAGTTTGTTTATGATAAGAAGGTTCTGCCTTCTATGCGTTCTATGCAGTTTGGTGGAAAGCCCATCGAGGTCGCCCCAAACCGTGTTTTCAACTGCGCTTACATGCCTATTGACGACCCCCGTGCCTTTTGCGAGGCCATGTTCCTTCTTCTCGGAGGCACAGGTGTTGGTTATTCCGTTCAGAGGCACCATGTAGAGAAGTTGCCCGAGATTAACCGCCCAAACGCCAAGAGAACCCGTCGCTACCTCATCGGCGACTCTATTGAGGGTTGGGCCGATGCTGTAAAGATGCTCATTCTTTCCTACTTCAACGGCACATCCAAGATCCGTTT